CCCCCGCCCCCAGGGGGCTCATCTAATTCAAGATTCGATTCTACCAGCGCAAATTTACCAGGATAATGAAGAAGCCCAGTAATTTCAAATACGTCGTTACTCTTTTCAGCAATTGAAATAACTCTATACTGCTTTGTATCTGTCAGCGTAGCGGAAAGAATCCACTCAGCCATCGGCTGTGGTGGAGATGAAAATCCGGCTGTGACTACAGTATCCCCAACGTCGGAAGAAATGACGTTTCTACTTTCAACCTTGCCATCTGTAGTCAGTACCCGCAGAATGAACGACCCGCTGGTTGTATCAACAGGAGAATCGAGTACGTGATTCACGCCATCGGATGAAATGATACGCCCGCCATTACGAACTTCTTCACGATCTTGATCATGAACATAGATTAATTCACCAGGGCGAGCCATGATTCCTTCATACCCAGTGGCGAAGGATATACTTTCAGTTTCCCACAGTTCCGTATATAGCTGCCATCGACCGAAGTAATGAGCTTGCGCCTGCTCTGAACAGCCGAAGGCAGAAGATTCTAACTGATTAACAAACCCCATTTCCGCAATGGCTGAAGGAATGGGAATGTATTCCCGCATACCCCGGTAGCCATTGGAAGGATCAACCCAAGCGACAATGGCTGCATTATGCCGAGCCTTCCATGCAGCGCCCTGATAGGTGAACTTACCGTCAACCACGTTGGCGTTCGTGTAAAGATACACCGGTTCTGCGGGCCGATCTTGTGTGGCAAACACCGCACCAGAGGACCAATAAACCATTCCACGGAAGATGCTGGCAAGGTTGCCCAGCACCTTAAATGCTTCCTCCCTGGTCTGCAGATATAGATTACAAGTGAATCTTGGAACCATTTCTGAGCCCTTACCGCTCGGAATAAGCTCATCACAGTATCTTGCAATGTCGTATAAGCTCCACTTGTCGACCATGTCTTCAGACATCCAGTCGCCAGCACCATAGCGAGCATTCAACAACAGATCATAGAAAACCCACGCTGGATTATCTGTCCATGCCAGTTTGAAAGTTCCATTCCAACTTCCAGTATACGCCCGCGTTTCTGGGTCGTAATTATCAGGAACTTGGATAATTCTACCCTTCATCAAATAAGACCGAGTGGGGGCGCTTGAGAAATTCTTGGCGTCAATCTTAAACCCAACAATAGCCGAATTGGGGTAGGATAGTTTAGAATCAGTGATCTTCGTATAGTAGTCGAGATTTACACGATTCATGTGCGTGGCAGATACAGAATCTGCCGGTGTCTTTTCAATCTTGATGTCCCACGGCGCAGGCCCCATAGCTTTACAGTTGATTCTGTAGCTGCGCTGATAATTGGTAGTGGTCTTACCAGTGATGGTATCTTCCTTCACTACAACATAGCCCCCACCATTGCACTGAAGACTGATCTTAATTCCGACGGACGACCCATTCATATCACCGTTAGATTCCGATTTACTAAGCCCCGGCACCCCAACCGTGACACGCACAGCATCGTATTGCGTCTCAGAAATGGTGATCACCTTCGGAATTGGCGTTCCAGCGATATTCTGAATCTGCTGTCCATACTGAACGAAGACTTCTGCTTCAGAAAACCCCGTAATGTATGTTTGGTCAGGCTCGCCTATTCTGTAGTCTACTGAAAGAAGCGTATAGTTCTTTGTTCCATCAATATTAGCGATCGGTGTATCGTTCAGGAAAATAGATTGAAGTTTTTCATCCTCTGTAGCGCCGACGAGACCTACAATCGGACCTTCAGAAACAAGATCTACGATACGGGCTACTGCGCGAGAGAAAAGTGAATCGGGAGCTTCATTTGGCGTTGACGAACTGCCACCGCCACCTCCACCAAACCCACCACGAATTGTTGGCCCAGATTCAACGATACCGTACATTCCATACGTAGTGACAGTGAGGCTAATCCCAGTGCTAATCTGTTCAGCCGCACTATCCTCAGCAGTTATACTTATAGAATAAAATCCTGGGGGCAAATTTTCTGCAGAAAGAGTTGAACCAATCAAACTAAAGTTACTAGCGCGATCTCCAGGATTCACGCCATCAAGTGTGAGCGTCACCGCGCCTTGCCCGCCAGCAGTCGTTATATCACAGTTCCATGCAGTCAGATATCCCGTGCCATCTACTTCTACTGTGAACTCTGCGGGGCCGGTGAAACGGAATCCAGCGCCACCACCGTCAGAAGCATCGTAATCTTCTGACTCCACAGAAGCAGATATGACGGCACCACCAACTCGCAGCTTACCGTAGAGAATGGGGACAGGATAACCTTGCTGGGTAGTATTGACTGGGCCACCGAATACATATGACGCACGCTTTTCGTCACTCTGCTCTTTGGCTGTCGGCGGCGATGCAAGTAACTGCGACACTCCTCCGAAAATCATAGAAATGCCCATAGACATCACAGCATTTCCTAGCGGAACATAGCCAGCGCCGGATATAGCCATCCCAGCTACAATCAGAACAACACCAATAACAATTCTAACCCACGGAGAATTACCACCCTTCACAGCCGGTACGAAGCGAATAACCCTCTCACTGGTAGGAAGAGCCAATTCTTCTTTGTCGCGGTCGTGCTTACCGCAGACCACATGGAATCCAGGCTCGCTGTGCTTTGCCAAATAGCCGCGAAATTCTGGAAACTTAGTCATCAGTGCCCGCACAGCTTCTGCGGGAGATTTGACGGCCATTCTATGTACCTTACCAAACCGACGGCCAAGATGCCCGTACAGTTTGATAGTAGTCAGTTCACCATTCATGCCAGCGCCTCATGACGGAGAATATGTGTTGTACCCATTCGCCACACACCAGCCCAGCGCTCCCGAGTAGAGAGTCTGTTATTCGGATGATGAATGAAGAACCCATCACCAGTATAAACCCCTACATGGTGGGGAACAGGGTAAAATATCTGGAACAAAAGCAGGTCGCCTTTACGCGGTTCTCCGTCAACTTTCTTGAACCCGCGCTCCTCATAACTCTTGGCACACAGGTTCTCCCCACGCTCCTCCCAGCCCTTACTACGTTTGATATCTTTAAGCTCGACACCAAACTCTTCTAAGTAGTAATCTCTGGCCAGCGTGTAGCAGTCAAGAATACCGTAATGAAATTGACGCCCAACTAGCGGCGCTTTCCAGCCAGAAGGGGCCAAATGGCCCACGGCCCCATTGGGGTGCCCAATAATAACCCAGGGCACGCCAGACTCCTCGCAGCCGCGTCGATCGGCATCGGAAGGCAGCACCGGGGCATTTACATGGCTATGCACTACCGCGATGATATCACCGGCTTCTTCCGCACCAACATAGTCTATTGGATCAATCAGAAATTCTTTTTCGTCGGCCATATTTCTACATGGGCGGTATATTTCTCTACCCTTTGCAATGATAATTAGGCCACACGATTCTCTCGGCGCACACTTTGCAGCGTGCTCCCTTACAGCCGCGTAGACTTCTGGTGTCACTTACGCTCTCCCAATCGTGGCACCTGGGAAGCCGCCAAATGGATAACTAACATCCGTACCTGGAAAATGGACTTTACACCCATTACTCCCATATAGAGTGTGGTCACAGGTAGTTAGCCCGCCCGTGTATGGGCATTCTGGATGTTTAGACGATGGAGGAAAAACCCATGGACAGTTATTCGCGATAATTTGGCGCTTAGGAATGGACACACCCTGTAAATCAAGCGCAGAAACAAGTTCCCACACAATCATTTCTTTGTCTTCTTGGCTCTTTCTATTAACATAGAATACATCAATTGGAAACTCAGCGTAAGGATCTGCGGTAGGGTTCCCATTAACGAAATTTGCCGCGTCTAGATATTTAGCAAATGTTCTCCTACGAATAACCTTACATCCAAGGATATCGTTGAACTGTCTCGCCAGATTACCAACCATCTGATTAACATTGCCAACTCGCAAGGTGGGGCGGGGCAGCTTACCTGCGCCACTGATATCAAAGCCGGAAGCCTCAACTGGCAGGCGACTATACGCGAGGCCGTTCCAGATTACATCGGTACCGAACTCATTGGACCCGTTGTGCCAGCGAAAGTAGCCGCCTCCTTGCACAGAAAGATCCAATTCGAACAGTTCAATCAGCGCCCCATGAAGCGTCGGCATTAGCTCACCATTTGATCGATATAGGGGATTTGAACATCCCTGGCGATTTTGCCAGAAAGTTTTCTGCCAGATCCTAACAGTTGTATGTGACAATGAACGGCAAACATAGAATTAAGTGACGTAGGTTGCTGATACCGATACAGTGCAGGTACAATTTCCTGCACCATTACAAATGAACCAGTCTTGAAAATTCTAGTCGTGATATTACCAGTCAAGTTCTGCGCGTTGAGGAACGACTTTGAAAGAAGCGCCCACGGCGTTCCAGAAAGCGACTGCGTATTTGTGAAGGTTACAACGATAGGCGTGTAAACACCCATCGTCGCTGAGAAGGTTTGATTGTGGCTCAGTGTTGCAATAATCTGCGCGTGTAAGATGCCGGCCAGTGTTTGAACTGTTCCAACACTTCCCTGGAAAAACATCCTCATTGTCAGCGTGCCGGATACAGAGAAGCTGCTCCCAAAGGAACTGTTCCACACCCCCGCCATGAAGCCCACAAGTCCAAACGACTGGCTGAACGAGGCCGTCATGGGCTTGGTGATTCCCATGGACCCCGAAAGCCCCTGCGCCCCACCTAGCGCCCCGCTCAGGAGCATCCGCATGGTCCCCTGGAGCCCCTGCGACTGGCTGAAGGTGGCTGTTGACCATGCGTAAAGCTGGGGGGTCAGCCCCATCGAGTGCCTTGGGTTCCCAACCAGCAACGCCCTTGGTGTCCCGGCGAGCCCCTGGCTTTGAGACACGGTGCCCACCAGGAGGGCCGAAATGTTGCCAGTAAGCCCCTGCGCCTCCTGGACGGTGACCGACAATCTGATGCCGTAGGCCATGGTCCCCGCAAGCCCCTGCGAGAGCCCTGCGGATGCAGACAAGCTGATCTGCCCCGGGCCGGAAGACCCGTTCAGGGCTACAGCGTTGATTACCGAGCCGTTCAGGAGCATCAGGTGGTCGCTTCGAGGAAGGTCCCGAAGACCAGGAGCTTGTTCCCGGCAGCCGCCGCGCCCCACTGGAAAGTCAAGTCGAGCTGGTTGCTCTGCTGAGTGTTCACGGTCACTGGGGCCGGGGTGATCGAGGCATTCGCCGGGCCGTTCAAAGTCATGGCCGCCACCAAAGAACCAGCCAGCCCCAGGGTCCGGCCCATGATCTTCCCTTCCAGCTCCCAGTAGACGTTGTTCAAGTTCGCCGGAAGGTTGTAGATCACGCTTCAACCGGGCCGTCAGCGTCACCGGGCTGGCTCCTGTGCTCACCACTCCGAACTGCTTGAATTCGATCAGGCGCGTCGGAGTAATGAAATCCGCAGGCAGCAGGGCCGAACCCCGGGCCGAAGGTGACCCGCTCGACGTCTCCACCGTGGTGTTCTGGATCAGCTTGTCGCCCTGGCTCATGTAGAGGGGCGTTTTCCAGCCCTGGTGTGGGGCTGAAGGCACGACAGGAGCCGTGAACGTGGACCCGTCATAGCTCCATCCAGGGCCGCAGTCCAGGGCCGTCACGTCCACGCAGGTATAGGCAGGGAACAGGTCAACTGCCCGCTGGAGTGTGTCGAACTCCGCGACATTGGCGACCATTCCTGCTGCGACCAAAGCAACCCGCATATATTCTCCTAAACACTGTATTCAATGATGATTATTCC